AGTTAACGCTAAAAAAGGTGGAAGAGTTACTGGAGCTGCAAAACGTGGTTTTGGTAGAGCACTTATGAAGGGGAAAAAATAATGAGACAAAACGGTGTAAGAAGCAATGTTAGATTCCCGTACAAAGATGGTAAAACTGCTAAGAAGGCTGAAAAAAAACAGACTTCTAATGATAAACTAGATGAATCTTTAGGTGAAAGAGATGGCGCTGAGTCTACAAAAACTCAAAGCTTTAAAGATAGAAGAGACGAGTCTAGAGGCGAATAGTTATGGGTGATATATCTCAAAGAGGACAAGGTAGAGTTCGAAAGAATTTAGGTGGTCCTATGAGTACTGCTCGTAGAGACATGACTCATGGATATTACAAACCCGACATGGGAATGCAGGGTGGTCAAATGTTTCGTGGTGGCGGAGTCGTTAAGAAAAGAGGTAGTATCGGAGTTGCTTTAAAAGACGGTGGCTCAGCAAATTGGATTCAAAAAGCAGTAAACCCTAAACATAAAGGATATTGTACTCCAATGAGTAAAAAAACTTGTACACCTAAAAGAAAGGCTTTAGCTAGAACGTTTAAAAAAATGGGTAAAGCGAGAAAGGCCTAATTGCCGTTTAAATCAGAAAAACAAAGAAGATATCTCTGGAAGAAAGAACCGGCGATAGCTAGAAAGTGGACAAAGAAATATGGAAGTAAACCAGCAAAGAAGACAAAAAGGAGAAAAAAATAATGGATGATTTAACCTTTATAAGTAAGGTACAGAGAATTATCAAAATGCGTCATGACGATGTTGTTGCGGCCATGGTATCAGGTGGTGTTGACAATATGGAAAAATATCAGTATATGTTAGGACAGATACGAACGTATCAATATATGAGTCAGGAAATATCCAGCCTGCTAGATAAAAAGGAGCAAAAAGAAGATGGCGGAAACATTGTCAGTATCAAAGGGGACACCAAAAATCCACTTACCAAATAAGGATTTAGTTGGAATCAAACCTTCAAAAAAAGAAAAAGATTTAACAGACGAATCAGCAAAACTTCCACACCCAACCGGGTGGAGAATTTTAGTTTTACCTTTTAAACAAAAAGAAAAAACTAAAGGTGGAGTTATATTAGCAGACAGCACAATAGAAAAATCTCAAGTAGCATCAACTTGTGGTTTAGTTCTTGAAACAGGACCAAATTGTTACGATAAGGAAAAATTTCCAGAAGGTCCCTGGTGCAAGAAAGGTGATTGGATTATCTTTGCAAGATATGCAGGATCACGAATTAAAATAGATGGGGGCGAGATAAGACTTCTCAATGATGATGAGGTTTTAGCGACCGTGGATAGCCCTGAAGATATATTCCACGAATTTTAACATAGGAGGAAACTATGCCAGAAGATAAAAAAGAAATACAAAAAGAACAGATGGTCGAGTTAGATACTTCAGGACCTGAAGTAGATATAGCTTTACCAGAAGAGAAAGAACAGTCAGTAGAACAGGAGGTTACAAGTGCAGAAACTGATAATAAAGACAGTGATAAGCCCGATGATTCATCTGAGAAATCTGATGAGCAGTTGGATGCTACACCGAGCGAACCAGAAACTAAGGAAGAAACTCCAGAAGAAGGGGATAGTAAGCCAGCAGACGACAGTAGCCCAGTTGAAGAATATTCTTCGGGGGTTAAGAAAAGAATAGCTAAACTTACTAAACGTATGCGTGAAGCTGAAAGACAACGGGAAGAAGCCGTGTCTTATGCTAGACGTGTTCAAGGAGAAAGAGACCAATTAACTAGAGTTGCTACAGATTTAGACAAAGGGTATGCTGACGAGATGGAGGGAAGAATTTCTTCTTCATTAGCAGCAGCACAAGCTAAATTAGCGTCAGCTAGAGAACAAAGTGATGGTAAAGCAGAAGTAGAAGCTTTAACGTCCATTTCGCAATTAGGTTATGAACAAGGCAAATTAGCAGAAATAAAAACTCAACATAAAATGGAAGAGACAGCTGCTAAAAAAGAAACTAGTAAGCTAGATCGCCCTGTCAGAGCCCGACAAACACCTCCACCAGATCCCAAGGCGGAATCCTGGGCGGAGAAAAACGAGTGGTTTGGCAAAGATAATGCCATGACATATACTGCTTTTGATCTACATAGAAAACTTACCGAAGAGGAAGGGATTGACCCTAAATCGGACGAATATTATGAGGAAGTTGATAAAAGAATAAGACTTGAATTTCCCCACAAATTTGGTAAGAATACTGTAGCAGAAAAAACGACTAGCAAACCTACACAAAACGTTGCCTCTGCAACGCGTAGTTCAAGAACGGCCGGTCGCAAAACGGTAAGACTCACATCTTCCCAAGTAGCAATTGCTAAAAAATTAGGTGTGCCGCTAGAAGAATATGCGAAACAACTTATAAACACGCAGGAGGCGTAGGCATATGAAAAAAGAAAACAACACTTCCCGTGCGAGCCAAACAAAAAAAGACACGCGTAAGAAAGTTTGGACTCCACCATCGTATTTAGATACACCCAACGCGCCAAATGGATTCAGACACAGATGGGTCAGGATTGAAATTTTGGGATTCGTTGACACGAAAAACGTACAAGGTCGCTTAAGATCCGGGTACGAATTAGTGAGAGCAGACGAATTTCCAGGAGATGATTATCCAGTAATCCAGGATGGCAAATACACAGGGGTGATCGGACACGGCGGCCTAGTGCTGACTAGAGTACCGGAAGAGATCGCGCAGTCAAGACAAGAATATTTTGCTCAACAAGCAAAAGATCAAATGACTGCAATGGATAACGATTTAATGAAGGAACAGCATAAGAGTATGCCGATCGAAATTGATCGGTCGTCTCGTACAACCTTCGGTGGTACAAAGAAGTAGTTAATTTTTTAACAATTTCTCGGGATAACAACCAATTCCCTACCAGCGATTAAATTAACCGCAAACTATGAAAGTAGTTTGCACAAGGAGACAACTATGGCTAATCAAAGTACAACTGGTTTCGGATTGAGACCATTGAGAAAAGTGGGCCAGAATGATAATAACGCCGGTTTAGGCGAATTCCAAGTTGCCGCAAGTGCTACAGCGATATACCATAACGATCCGGTATTATTAGCTGCAGCAGGTTATGTAACAATAGGTGTTGCTGGCCCTGTGGTAAATTATGTGGGTTCTTTTAACGGAGCGTTTTATACTGACCCTAGTACTAGTAAGCCTACGTGGAAAAACTATTTGCCGAGTACGGCGGCCATTGCTGATGTTTTAATCAACAGTGACCCACAGCAAATGTTTGAGGTACGAACTGCATCGGCTACGCCGAGCAGAGCGTCTATTGGTGGAACTGCAGATGTCGTTATAACAGCGGGCGTAACCCCTAATTGGGTTTCAGGCTCGACTATGAGCGGCACAGTAGCAACATCAATCAGTAATCCACTTAAGGTAATAGGAATCTCCAGGGATACATTAAACCAAGACACGACTGTAGCTGGTTGTGTGTACAGAGTTATGCTCAATGCACACATTCTCGGTAACAACGTGGCTGGGATATAAGGAGTTAAATTATGGCTATATCACGTAATCAACTAGTTAAAGAACTAGAGCCAGGTTTGAATGCCTTATTCGGCCTGGAGTACAAACAGTACGAAAATCAAGCAAGTGAGATTTACGTTACTGAATCATCTGATAGAGCTTTTGAAGAAGAAGTTATGTTATCAGGTTTCGCACAAGCAATGGTTAAACCAGAAGGAACTGGGGTAGCTTTTGACCAAGCGCAAGAAACTTTCACAGCAAGATACACTAACGAGACAATTGCTCTCGCTTTTGCTATCACTGAGGAAGCTATTGAAGACAACCTATATGACAGACTTGCTTCAAGATACACAAAAGCTTTAGCAAGATCGATGTCACAAACAAAACAAGTTAAAGGCGCTGCGCCTCTGAATAATGGATTACCTTCATTGAGTTCATTTACTTCAGGAGACGGCCAACAATTGTTTAGTACTGCGCATCCAACGATTGCAGGTACTTTTCAAAACACTTTAACTACACAAGCTGACTTAAACGAAACTTCATTAGAACAAGCATTGATAGATATCGCTGCTATGACTGATGAAAGAGGTTTAAAAATTGCAGCTAAGGGTGTAAAAATGATTGTGCCACCGGCGAACCAATTTACTGCTGAGAGATTGATGAAATCTCAAGGTAGAGTTGGTACTGCTGATAATGATATCAATGCAGTTAAATCATTAGGAATGATTGCTCAAGGTTATAGAGTAAATAATTTCTTAACTGATACAGACTCTTGGTACATTACAACAGATGTTCCAAATGGGATGAAACACTTTAACAGAGCACCTCTTACTACTAAGATGGAAGGGGACTTTGATACTGGCAACGTTAGATACAAAGCTAGAGAAAGATACGTTTTTGGCGTATCAGACCCTAGAGGTATCTTCGGTGTCGAAGGTGCGTAATCAATAAAATTTTGTGGCGGGACATAGTCTCGCCACAATTTACTTTTAGAAAGCAAAATGCGACAATTTCTAGTAAATATCTGGGCTTACGATCATCATGCTAAATTTAAGGTTTCAGCGGATGATAGTGCTGAGTCTATTGAAAAAGCAGTCCTTGACAAAATTGGAGAAAAGAGTATAACGTGGGAATCAACGGGAATGTTTCGAGATACCCGTAGAATAACATACGAGGAGTTAGTTGATGATACTAGACCTGTACAGTACGAAACGGTCCTTGGAGTTGAAGTGGCAGTTGGAGTATGAGCAAAGTGGTAAATATACTCTTAATATGGTCGAAATTGATGGTGCAATTAAAAACATTATCACTGAGATTAAAGCCGAGGAATCGAAAATTGCAGATCGGGAAAATGCAATTCAAAATGCTGCCCCCGAAGTTTCTGTGGCTACTTAGATAAACGCCACATCGCTGAAATAGTATATTTCTTCAGGGATCTCTTGCACTCTATTCAAATTTCATATATATTTTAACCACTAAGATTAATTAAAACATAAATTGGTCATTTTTTGCTTAGGAAAATTGACTGGCGCTAGGAGGCGCTGATTATATGACAACACACTTTACATCGGGCTTAACAAATGTAACGGCTACTGGTTCTGGTGGTAAATTAAAACTACCTGATCCAATTAAGTTTCATACTCAAACGCTTGATTTTGATAAATATACTACAACGGATTGGACAATTACTACAGTTGAACTTGGAGCAGGATCTGCTACTGAAGCACTAACAAGTGCGGATGGAGGAGTTCTTCTTTTAACCAACGCAGCTAATGATAATGACTTTGATTCTTTACAATGGGCGGGTGGAACCTCAGCCACGTATGAATCGTATCTGTTTGATGCATCTAAAGATTTTTTCTTTAAATGCAGAGTTAAAGTAAGCGATGCTACACAAGCAGAGATGATCGTAGGAATGCATATCGCGGATGTAACTCCAGTTGCTGGGATTTCCGATGGTATTTACTTCTTTAAAGATGATGGTTCAACTACTGTAAGTTTAGTAGTAAACAAGGATAGCACTGCAACAACGACTTCAGCAGGTACAATGGCTGATGACACGTGGACTACTCTTGGATTTTACTATTCTACAAAGGATCGTACATTTCATATCTACAAAGATAATGTAAAAGTAGGTACTAGTGTTAATACAAATGCACCTGACGATGAGGAAATTTGTTTATCCTTCACTATACAAAACGGGGAAGCGGTAGCAAAAACTATGTCTATTGACTATTTATCTGTAGGCAAAGAGAGAACAGCAGCTACAGAACTGTAATAAAAAAATTATTCTAAGCTCCTTCGGGAGCTTAGAGAATTAGGAGAAAAATATGAGTCCAACAGACGTAAAACAGACCATTGCAATTAGCTCAACGGATACTTTGCAAAAGTATATCGGAACTGTGGCTACTGACATTGGGTCTGCCCGACTTAAAGCCATTCAAGCACAAGCTAGTGGGGCTAATGCTAGTGTAAAAATTTATAATGCTACCGATGCAACTACAGCCAGTACTCTTGTATTTGAAGCTAAATGGGGAATAAATGATGGCGACATAATCACTTTCTATCTTCCTCAAAACGGGATCAGATGTAAAACTGCTATGCACGCGGTTCTATCGAATTGTGATTTTTTAGTAGTCACATACGATTAAGGAGGTAGCCAATGGCTAACACTACTTCTCACTCATACACTTTTGACAAGACTCTTGCGATTGACGAAATAATCGAAGATGCTTACGAAAGAATTGGTCTACAAAACGTTTCTGGTTATCAATTAAGAACTGCCAAAAGATCTTTAAATATTTTATTTTCAGAATGGGGTAATAGAGGACTTCATTATTGGGAAGTTGCAAATCAAAGTCTTAGATTAGTAAACAATCAAAATAGTTATGATTTTTATCGTACGACTGCAGATGGAACGTCGGACGGAATTAGTACTACTTTAACAGCAGGAATTAATGCTTCAATAGCAACTATTCCAGTAGCGTCAGTTACCGAGCTCCCTGCTTCCGGAA